GGCTTTGAGTTGTTCGGTAAATACTTTCAGAACTTGTGGGACTAACAATGAACATTGAACAAGTCATCGTAGCCCTCACAGGCATAGGCTACCTCATCGTCGGTGTTCTTCAATGGAGCAAAGGCGAACTGAGCAACGGTATGATCTGGACAGGCTATGCGTTTGCTCAGGTTGGGTTGTGGCTTAACATCAAATAACTATGGCATTCATTCGCACACACATAAGCTGTGAACACTGCGGTAGTAGTGATGGTGCATCGCTCAACGACGACCACTCCACCTACTGCTTCGTGTGTAGCACACACACACCCTCTTCCGAAAACATCACCACAGAAAGACAACACATGACTGAAGTAGTCAAACCAAAAGACATGAGCTTCATCAAACGATACAACAACGGAGTAGCCGTTAGTATCAGTGAGCGTAGACTAACCAAGACCACCGTTGAAAAGTATGGTGTAGTTAGAGATGGTGACAGCTATCTGTTCCCCTACTTCGACGACACTGGATCGTTGGTGGCTGCTAAGATTCGCAACGTCAAGGACAAGATCTTCAGCACTGAAGGCGACTGGAAAGCTGGCACCTTATTTGGTCAACATCTGTTCTCCAAAGGTGGTAAGACAATCACTATCGTTGAAGGTGAAGCTGATGCTCTCGCTGCATTTCAGATGATCGGTGCTGGTAAGTACCCTGTTGTTTCGATTCGTAATGGCGCAGGCTCTGCAGTCAAGGATGTCAAGGCACAGTATGAATACCTCGACAGTTTTGAAACCATCGTCATTTGTTTTGACAACGATGAGCCGGGACGCAAGGCAGCTAAGGAAGTTGCTGACATCTTCGGTAGCAAAGCAAAGATTGTCAAGCATGATCCAGCTTTCAAAGACGCATGTGACTACCTAGCCGAAAGTAAAGAGCAGTTGTTCATTAGTCGCTGGTGGTCCAGTGAGCAATATACTCCCGATGGTTTGATCAATGGTGACAGCCTATGGGATGAGCTTAAGAAGCCACGTCAAAAGCCTGATGCACACTGGCCCTACACTACCCTTGACGGTATGCTTTGTGGCCTACGTAAGCGTGAGCTTGTCACTGTTGCAGCAGGTACGGGTCAGGGTAAGAGTACGTTCTTGCGACAGATCATTCACCACTTGTTGATGACGACAGACGACAAGATTGGCTGCGCCTTCCTTGAAGAATCACCATCGCGCACAGCACAAGGCATCATGTCCATTGAAGCAATGAAGGCTTTGCATCTGCCAACAACAGAGTACACAGAGCAAGAGTTGCGTGATGCTTTTGAGAAGACAATGGGTACTGGTCGTGTGACAATGTTCTCTCACTTTGGTAGCCTTGACATTGATAACGTCATTGCCCGACTGCGTTGGATGGCAAAGGGTATGGGGTGTAGCTGGATCATTCTTGACCACTACCAAATGATCTTGTCTGGTATGGATACCGATGAACGCAAAGGCTTGGACATGCTGCTGACAAAGCTTCGTACATTCGTTGAAGAGACTGGTGTTGGTTTGTTCGGTGTGTCGCATACTCGACGTGAGTCAGGTAGCAAGGGTGCTGAGAACGGTGCAGAGATGACGCTGTCTTCGCTGCGTGGTACAGCAGGTATTGCTCAGTTGTCTGACGCTGTGATCGGATTGCAGCGTGACCAACAACATGATGACGAGCGAGTGCGTAACACCACCTGTGTCAGATTGTTGAAGTCACGATTCACAGGTGAGACAGGACCAGCAGGCTTTTTGTTGTTCAACAAAGACATGCAACGCCTTATCGAGATTGATGATCCCACACCAGACGAACAGGACATACTATGAAGACAATCAAAATGTTAGTTGAGTTGACCTATGACAATGACACAATGCATGAAGACGATGCTGATGGTATTGCTTGGTTCAATGATGAGGTCTTAGGTGGTGAACTAGTTGCGTGGTCTAACGAGATAGGCGATGAACTTGGTTTCATCAAAGTATTGGAGATACTATGAGCGATGTAGAACGTTATTGGGAAGCCATACGAAAGCGATGGCCCCATCCAACACCAAGCTATCAACAGCTTGACCCAATGGAACAGATGATGTTGGTTAACTCGATCAACATCTTGTTGCAAATCTTAAACAACCGGAGAGCGTGATGAAAACTTACAAAGAACTTGAGCGTGAAGCTTACATGGCAGGCAACACAGAACTGGCAAAGCTCTATGCTGAGCTTGATGACATTGACCGTGCTGTCAAAGCCTACGAAGATCTGAGGGATAACCATGAGTGACGGCGGCAAAGGATCTACACAGCGACCACGCTCTGTGGCTGATGAAGAATGGGCCAACCGATGGGATGCCATCTTCGGCAAAGACAAACCTGAACAAACAAAGAAGGACAACGATGACGACATGGTTGAACAAGACACTGATCGAAGGTGACTACCTTGGTATCTGCACCAATGAGGCAGACTACTATCGCACATTGAGATACTTGAAGGTGCCAATGTCAGACTGGGGCAGCTGGTTAAGCTCAGGTGCTCTGGCTACAACACACTTCTTAGACTCAGCAAAGGGTAACAGAGCCACTGTTGTCTGCATACCTGTGAAGCCTGAGACAGACGGCATCGATGTTGCAACATTGTTAGTACACGAAGCCGTGCATGTGGTGCAGGAATACTTCAGGTATATCTGTGAAGACAATCCCGGTAGTGAGATAGAGGCGTATGCTATTCAGAACGTGAGTGCTTCGTTGATGAGAGCCTACCGTGATAAACTGTTCCCGAAACCAAAGAAGGAAAAGAAAGATGGACTACCTGTGGGACATAGAGACTTACAAGACAGCGTTCACATTCTCAGCGATCAGTGCTGATGAGTCGCATGCTGTAGCGTTTGAATGCTCCACCAGAAAGAACGAAGCCCCTGCATTGTTCAGCTTCCTTGACGAGTTGAAGAAGAAGAAACACAGGATGGTGGGGTACAACAACATAGGCTTTGACTACCCTGTGCTACATGACTTGTTGTCTGTACGAGACAAGGCAGTGACAGTGTCGGGCAAGGCTGTGGCTACACGTGCGTACAAGAAAGCACAGAGCATCATCGGTAGTGACGACAGGTTTGGTCACCTCATCCGTGACAACCAACAGTATGTGCAGCAAGTTGACCTGTTCAAGATTATGCACTTCGACAATCCCGCAAGGGCTACATCGTTGAAGGCGCTTGAGTTCAACATGAAAGCTGACAGCATCGTTGACCTGCCATACGATCCTCACTCTGACTTGACCGATGACCAGATCGATGTGTTGCTTGTATACAACATGCACGATGTGAAGATGACGTTGAAGTTCTACAAAGAATGCTTGTCACAGATTACATTCCGTGAAGAGTTATCTACAAAGTATGGTCGCAACTTCCTCAACCACAACGATACGAAGATCGGCAAAGACTACTTCATCATGCGTCTTGAAGAAGACATGCCCGGTAGTTGCTATCGTGTTGGTAAGAAGGGTGAGCGTCATATCAATCAGACAAAGCGACCAGTGATTCACATCAAAGATTGTCTGTTCAACTACTACGACTTCAAGCGTCCTGAGTTTCAGCTTGTGCTTGCTTGGTTTGCTGCACAGTCTTTGACAGAAACAAAAGGTGCTTTGTCTGACATTGAAGAGAGCGACCTCGGTGACCTAGCGGCCTATGCTGAGATGGTGACGAAGCGTCAGAAGTGGTTCAACAAACCAAGCGATGATGTTGTTGCTGGCTTCAAAGCTTTGCATCCAATGGGTTGGGTGTCAGAGGAAGAGTTGAAGGCTAAGAAGAAGGGTGAGAAGCAGTACAGCTATTGGAAGAACTGGAGAGTTGCTACCAACTTGAACGTCACCATCAATGGCTTTCGTTTCGACTTCGGCACTGGTGGTATTCACGGATCTGTGTCTAACGTTATTGTTAACGCTGATGACAAACACATGATCATCGACGCAGACGTTGCATCTATGTATCCCAACATTGCCATTACCAACCGTGTCTATCCTGAGCACTTGTCTGAGAAGTTCTGTGACATCTACCAAGACGTGTACGAGCAGCGTAAGAGCTACCCCAAGGGCAGCGCTGAGAACGCCATGCTGAAGCTTGCATTGAACGGTGTGTACGGTGACAGCAACAACAAGTACAGCCCCTTCTATGACCCTCAATACACGATGACGATCACCATCAATGGTCAGTTGACGTTGTGTTTGTTGGCTGAGAAGCTGATGGAGATTGAAGGGCTGCAAGTGTTGCAGGTCAACACAGACGGTATCACTGTGAAAATGCCACGCAATAAACATGATGAATATATCAACGTTTGTGATGCTTGGCAGAGACAGGTTGGATTACAGTTAGAGTTTGCTACGTATACCAAGATGTGTATTAAAGATTGCAACAATTATATTGCTGTCTATGAATAACTATGTGGTATAACTACTGGTATGAAACCAATCATCCTACTCAAACAACGACCATTGATCTACTGTATATACAATACAGTTAATGGAAAAGTATACGTCGGAAAGACAAAGTGTATATGGAAGAGGTGCCATCAGTATTTGTCCGATGTGAGAAATGGAAACAACTCAGATCGAATGAACCCTCACTTGTACAACTCAATGATCAAGTATGGCGTTGATTCTTTTGAGATGTTCCCCCTTGAGTTTGTGGAAGAAGAACACATTTCAGAACGCGAATTATGGTGGATGCAACATCTTAATTCTTTGAATCAAAACAAAGGGTACAACCTGAGATCTGACTCATCTTCTGGAATGCATGTACACGACGAGACTAGAAAGAAGATTAGCCGCAGAGTCAAGAAAGAGTGGGAGGACGGTAAGCGGGACGGACACTCTGACAAACTTAAAGAGTCTTGGAAGAATCGAGATAGGGCTGAGCAAGGCAGAACCCTGTCAAAAACTTTGACTAAGTATTTGTATGTGATTACACACGAGGATGGACACATTGAAACTTATTCATACAGAGAACTTCAAGAGAATGGTTTGTCAAACGTGCTTGCTAAATTTCACAAAAAGAAAAGTAGCATTGAAAAGTTTAAGAACGTAACAATTGAAAGGGTCTTCATTCATGAAAGTAAAACGTAAGGGAGCCTATCAATACGAAGGGCTTGGCTGGCATCAAGATCAGGGTGGCTTGGTCATACCGATGGCGGCTGAAGCGGCTATGCTGCATGGCATTCCTCTCGACGTGTACATCAAAGGTCACAAGAACAAGTATGACTTCATGCTTAGGGTGAAGGTGCCCCGTAGCAGCAAGCTTGTGATGGTGATGCAGGACGGTACAGAAGTGCAACAACAAAACATGTGTAGGTTCTATGCTTGCAATGCAGGTGGTGCTCTTGTCAAAGTGATGCCACCTCTGAAGGAAGAAGCTGAGCCACGCCGCATAGGTGTTGGTGATGGCTACGGTATGTGGACCTGCAACGACATCAACGACTTCACATGGAAAGATGTTGATTACAAATACTACATTGACGCCGCTGAAAAGTTGGTGATACAATAGGTCTAGCGACCTGAAGAATATAGGAAGCTGACCCCTATTGAATTGGTCAGCATTTAAATCAAAGGAAACTCAAATGAGTGACAAGTTGAAACTGAAAGCCGATGTATATTGGGCTTCGTTGAATCGTAAGAACGAGATGGCTGATGCCTACACAGTTGACCTGTGTAACCTGTCCGATAAGGCAGTGGCTGCATTGGAAGAAATGGGTATCTCTGTGCAAGAGAACCTTGAGAAGAAGCCTGAGCAGGGCAAGTACATCACCTGCAAGAGCCAACGTCCCATCAAAGCCTTTGACACTGACAACGAAGAAATCGTTGAAGACATTGGTAACGGCAGCAAAGCAATCTGTATGATTGGTAGCTACGCTTGGACATACAAAAACAAGAAAGGCGTTAGCCCTTCGCTGGCTAAGTTGGTCATCACCGACTTGGTTGAGTACGCAGCTGGTGGCAACATCTCTGCTGATGATGAAGACGTTCTGTAATACTTAAAGGAAATACTATGCAAATCAAATTGGACCTCCACCTCGACACCGTTAACGCTTGCCTGACTGCATTGGGTAAGCTGCCTTACGAGTTTGCTGCACAACACATCAATGTCATTCAGCAACAAGCTGCCCCACAGTTTGAAGCTGCACAGGCTGCTGCTAAAGCTGAGCAGGCTGAGCAACCAGCAGCAGGCTTGAGCGACTGATGATTGCGCTTCTGGACTCGGACATTTATTGTTACCGAGCCGCAGCAGCATGTGAGAACGAAGATGAGATGCAGGCTATCAGATCGGTAGACTCTCTCATCATCAACACTCTCATGTGTGGTGTAGATAAGTGTGGCTACGTTGATGAGTGGAAGCTCTTCCTTACTGGTAAGGGCAACTTCAGAAACAACATAGCCGTCACAGCCCCCTACAAAGGTAACAGAGCAGACAAAGTAAAGCCTAAACATCTGGCTGCACTGCGTCAACATCTGATGCAAGAGTGGAAAGCTGACATGTCTGAAGGTCAAGAAGCCGATGACTCCATTGCCATTGAAGCTACAAAGCTTGGTGATAATGGGGTCATTGTTTCGTTGGACAAAGACTTAGACCAAGTGGCAGGGTGGCATTACAACTTCGTCAAGAAGGAAGCCTACTACATCTCTGAAGCTGAAGGGTTGCTCAGGTTGTATATGCAAATCTTGACAGGAGACACTGCTGATAACATCATAGGTCTTCGTAACATTGGCAATGTTAGAGCCAAGAAAATGTTAGAAGGAGCAGAGGATGAGACAGAGATGTTTCAGCGCTGTGTTGAAGCCTATGATGGCAACGAAGATAGGGTTGTTGAGAACGCCCATCTACTTTTCTTACGTAGACATGAAGGACAAACATGGACTCCCCCCTCAAACCGAACGATGTAGCTGTAGTGCTACGACCCATCATTGAAGATGGTGTTGAATGGGACGGTGCGTTCCAGATGTTGGTGAATGTTGCTGGACCTGTGACGCTTGGTGAAGAACCAATGCGTAGCCTGATGACTGTGGCAAGCTACCTTGCTGCTGCTGTTCCGTTGATGGAAGAGAGCGCACGGTTTACTGAGTTGTTGCGTGACAAGGCTGACACAATGATTGGTGATGTTGTCATCGGTGACAGCATGACTCCGTTGCTTAGACATAACACTAAGTGTGAGGGAGGTGTGCAATGAGAGAGTGTGCTACCTGTATTTATCGTCACGTAGATGGCAACTCTGAGCCTTGCATCAGTTGTGACAGTAACGCTAGTCATTGGGTTGCTATGCCAAACTACAACCCAGAAGATGTGGCGTTTACTAAGACCACTGCTGGTGTCAAGTACGACAACGGCAAACCGCAATGGTCTTTGCTGCCCTTCAGAGCACTGACACAGGTCGTTGAAGTGTTGACCTACGGTGCGAAGAAGTATGCTCCCGACAACTGGAAGAAGGTGCCTGATGCTCGTCGTCGTTACATCGACGCAGGCTTTCGTCACTTCACTGCCTATACCAGTGGTGAAACACACGATCCAGAAACTGGTAAGCATCATCTGGCTCACGCTATTTGCTGCCTACTCTACCTTGTAGCCTTTGACTTAGGAGAACATAATGACAAAAGTAACAGTGACGTTTGAAGCTGAGATTGATGTTGATGACTTGGGTGCTGAGTATACCAACGAAGACTACCTCATCGACACTGTCAAGGAACATATCATCTATGCCATGAGTAGGCTTGATGCAGAGATAACATTCAACAAGGTTGATGTGGAAGGACTAGAATGAAACTAACAATCACTGATGCTGAGAACGGCTTTGTTGTAGCGGTGGAAGACACACCCGATAGCATCTACTACTTCGTTGCGCTAGACGTTGACGATGTGTGTGGTATTGTGCAGAACATCTTAGTTGAACCACGAGATGTGTTGGACATGACCAACGTTGCCTTTGAAGCTGTACCAAGTGACAGATAAGAAACGCAATGGTGGTGAATGGACAGAGGCGCGATTCAAATCTTTCGTGACCTCTGCCCTACGTGCTGCATCACGACGATGGCCTCCGAAATACAAAGCTTTGAAGGAAGCTTTCGCTGGCAAAAAAGTGAATGCAAAGACTGGTAAGCTGGCAATGCATTACACGTGTGCTGCTTGCAATAAACTCTATGTTGCTACCGATGTACAGGTCGATCATATTAAGCCCGTTGTAGACCCTAAGAAGGGGTTTGTTAGCTGGGATGTTTATATCAACCGTATGTTCTGTGAGATAGAAGATTTGCAGGTGATGTGTAAGCCTTGTCATAAAATCAAAACTGATCAAGAGAAACTTGAAAGGAAGAAGAAATGAGCTTCATCAAATATCAACACCTTGAACGCTACGGTAACACCGAAGTGGAAGGCATTGAAGTGGGGACATGCTATGTGTTCCCTAAGCTGGATGGTACTAACGGTAGTGTTTGGTATGAGGCTGGCACACTGCGCTGTGGTAGTCGCAACCGTGAGCTATCACCGGACAACGACAATGCTGGTTTCATGAACGCCATGATGGACAATGTACCCGTACTAACGTACATAATGGCGAACAACGAACATGTTCTCTACGGTGAATGGCTTGTGCCGCACACGCTGAAGACCTACAACGACGATGCATGGCGCAAGTTCTATGTGTTTGATGTGTTTGATCGTAAGAAAGAACGGTTGCTTAGCTATGACGAATACTCCGAAGGACTCGTTGCTGCTGGTATCAACGTCATTGCTCCCATTGCCATCATCAAGAACGGCAGCATCGACCACTTCACTGAGTGTCTGAGTAAGGCACACTACTTGGTGAAGGACGGTGAAGGTAGTGGTGAAGGTGTGGTGGTAAAGAACTACGACTACCAGAACAAGTATGGTCGTCAGACATGGGCCAAGATTGTCACCAACGAATTCAAAGCCAAGCATCACATTGCAATGGGTGCGCCTGTTGTTGGTTGTGAAATCGTTGAAGAGAAGATCGTTGCTAAGTATGTGACGCAGGCTTTGGTGGACAAGGTTGTTGCAAAGATCACGAATGAAATGGAAGGATGGTCTAGCAAATACATCCCTCGTTTGATTCACACTGTATACTACGACCTAGTCACTGAGGAAACTTGGAACTTCGTGAAGGAGTTTAAGAATCCAAAGATTGACTTCAAGGTGTTGTCGCACTACACGACAGCGAAGATCAAAGAACTTAAACCGGAGTTGTTCTGATGAAAATAGAAATTGAAAGCATCAAAGAAAACGATGATGGATCTGCAGACTGCAACATCTACCTAGACGAAGCAGCCAAAAACTTCCTGATTCGTTACGCCATTATTGCCTGCATCACCGATGCTATCGAAGCAGGCAAGCTTGCAACACCAACAGAGGAAACAGAATGAATCTTGATCAATACCAACGGTCAGCAATGACCTTCCGTTTGCCTACAGCAGACCGTGAATATGCCCTACTCAATCTCTTTGCCGAGGCTGGTGAAGTGGCAGGTAAGGCTGCAAAGCACCGCCGAGATGGGGGCGATGTTGAGGAATACAATATGCACATCAAAAAAGAACTTGGTGATGTGTTGTGGCAGGTTGCTGCGGTTGCTAAAGACCACGGCTGGATGTTGTCACAAGTGGCTGAGCACAACCTTGAGAAGCTGTCATCAAGGCAACGGCGCGATGTCATTCAGGGCAGCGGTGATGCTCGATAGATGGTATAACTCCTACCCCTCCCTCACAAGCAGCTTCGGCTGCTTTCTTTTCCTCTAACACAAAGGTATTACTCCATGACATTCAAGGTTGACATTGACCTATCCCGTGACGCATTGTTCGACGAACTCGGACTGCAACGTCTTAAAGAAAGCTACATGAAAGATGATGAGACAAGTCCACAAGAACGATTCGCATTCGTATCTGCAGCGTTTGCAAGCAATGAAGAACATGCTCAAAGACTTTATGACTACTCTAGTAAGCATTGGCTCAGCTATTCTACTCCTATCTTATCTTTTGGTCGTTCTAAGCGCGGGTTGCCTATTAGCTGTTTTCTTAATTATATGGATGATAGCGCAGAAGGTTTGGTCGATAACCTTTCAGAGACTAACTGGCTCTCGATGATGGGTGGTGGTGTCGGTGTTCACGTTGGTATCCGCAACAGCGATGACAAGTCGACAGGGGTTATGCCACACTTGAAAATCTATGACGCTAGTTCATTGGCCTACCGTCAAGGACGTACACGCCGTGGTAGCTATGCTGCCTACCTCAACATCAATCACCCTGACATCATCCAGTTTCTGGAGATGCGTAAGCCCACTGGTGACCAGAACGTTCGCACCTTGAACATGCACCACGGCATCAACATGTCTGATGAGTTCATGAACATCATCGAACGCTGCATGAAAGACGACAACGCAGACGACAGCTTCAACTTAGTCAACCCTGCCAACGGTGAAGTGGTTGAGACTGTGTCAGCTAAGTATCTGTGGCA